CAGATGTGATAGTTGACAGGCTCGACCTTCTGGGAAGTAAGAATGAGCAGTCGAACGAACCGGCAGAGAGTGGCTTTATGGATATCCCTGAGGGGATAGAGAATGATTTACCGTTTAACTAGGAGGTGGAGAGATGGAACACACAGGAAAGAGAGTAGATGTGCACACGGTAAGGTCGGATATGTGCCACTGCGTATATATCACAACACGAACAACAAGTAAGAACGACCAGCTGATGATATCGGAGGTCACGATATACACCGAGGATGACAAGGAGCTTCTTGAGGTACTGAAGGAGCTTAAGAGCTACACAGAGGAGTGCATTAAGGAGATTGAGGATGAAGAGAGTACTGCCGATGATACTGATAGTAATTAGCCTTGCTGTCGCTGTCACTGGGCTCGTATGCGTGCTCAAAGTGGATAAGGCGTATAAGTCTGAGGTTGCAGACTTAGAAACCGAAAATGAGCTTCTGAGGGGCGATATCGAGTATCTGAGAGCGTCTCTCGGAGATGCCTACAGCGAGAACATACGGCTCGGGAACCGTCTTGATGATACTGTGACAGAGCTTCAGTATATGGCGGATACGGTCGATAGCTATGCAGTAGAGTTAGAGGGTGTAAATTCAGAAATTTACAACCTACTCACAGCACAGGCTGAGCTGCTCGAGTGTTCGCCAACGTACTCGTATCAAGGAGTATACACGCTGACTGGCTATACAGCCACAGGTAACAAGACGGCAAGCGGTACCGTACCCAGTGCCGGACGGACAGTCGCAAGCAACTACTTTGCAATGGGTACAAAGTTATACATCGAAGGTGTAGGAGTACGGACAGTCGAGGACACCGGGGGGATGACTGATAATGTGATAGATGTATTCATGAACAGTGAATCAGAGTGCTACGCGATAACAGGTAGCAGAAAGGTATGGGCGATTAGATGATATGGAGTAAGTACAGCCGAGAGGTACTCGAAGAACTACTCGACCTCTTGTGGAATGCTCAGGATGACAAGGCTAAGAAGGAACTCATCTGTGAGCTTGTGATGATTAACAACGAGTTGGAGAAAAGGGAGGTGATTAAGAGTGATACTTAAGACTACGAAGGGCTCACTTATCAACGCAAAGTATATAGTATCTACTGATATATATGACTACACGCGGAACGGCAATACATGGCATAAGCTTGCGGTGTCGCTGACAAATGGTGACCAGTACACAGTTATCAATACTATGAACTATGACGATATTCAGTGGTTCTATGACGTACTTATGACCAAGTGCATGGACGGTGACGAAGTAATTGATGTCGGCTTGGAGGTAAGACGAAGGGATGAGCAGTGACGATATAACACAGGCATACACATCGATAGTAAGCACAGTGACAGTCATGTGGCATAAGAGGATATATGACGGAGAGAAGGTATCACTTGGAACGTGCATACTCTACGCACTCTTTAATATGAGCCTTCGAGACGATGACCAGCTTACTATCGGTGAGCTTCTGGACATGACGCGAGACATAGAGGACTGGATGGAGGAGAACAGGTGACAGCAAAGGAATATCTGTTACAGATTAAGAAGCTGAAGGGCAGTATCAAAAGACTTGAGGAGACCAGAGACAACATAGTAGTTGTCTCTGGCATTTCCTATGATGGAGAAAGGGTAGACAGTACACTCACTCCGGACAACGTGCATAACATAGCCATGAAGCGTATGGAGATAGTCCGTGAACTGACGAGGGATATATCGAGATACCAGGCTATCGTGCCGGTGATAGTGAATCAGATAAATGACATGGATAAGGGGGAGCATGCAGAACTGCTATACCTCAGATACGTGAAGGGGATGAGTTTGTTCGAGATATCAGAGCAGATGTCCTTTAGCTATGGCAGAATAAAGCATATGCACGGTGAAGCTCTGCAGGAGTTTTATAAAAAATATAAAGAATTTATAAAAAGTAATTGACATAAGGTTAACCTTATGATATAATGTATTCAGAGTTGAGATAGAACTCAACTACTTTTTGAAGAAAGGAGAAAAACAGATATGAGCAAGGATGATAATTCAGAAACTAAAAAGTCCATCAAGAAGCGCCTGCTGAGTGCCTTGATAGACTTGATAGTTGGAATAATACTTCTCATCATAGAGAAGTTGATTTCCTAAAAAACATTCTGACTTAGTCAGCGGGGGGCGAAAGCCCCTGACTGATAAGAATATAACATTCGGACTCATATTTGTAAAGACAAGATATGAAGGATAGCATACATTTTCTGGCGGTGTACTTCATAGCAATAGGGATTGTTAAGCTCATAATCGGTATTGCTTTGAGTATCAAGTATGGAGAGAAGTAAGGAGAAGCGTAAGATGCCTAAAGGTAACCCAGGACGGCAAACCATAGCTACAGAGAAGTACCAGAAGAAAGCAGGTTACAAGGTTAAGGCTTTCAAGCTTAAAGGTGATGTAGCTGAGAGGTTTGCGGAAGCTTGCGACACGGCAGGAGTCAGTCAGGCGAGCAAGATAACAGAACTTATGCAGCAGTTTATAGACGAAGTGAACAGGAAGTAGTACCGGGAGGGTGTCGTGATTATACGGCACCCTTTTGGCATATAGCACAAGTTAGCACCTTTTAGCACCTTTCAGTGTGCTATTATAGTATCGTGGTACAGGAGAGATAGATACGGCATAATACCTCCCATGATTTTATTACTACCATTATTTGCACCCCCAAACGAAGGAGCCCTCTACATAGCGGAGGGCTCCTATCATTATGCCCTGATGCAGGAGAGATATGGCAAAGAACAACAGACCGGACAGAGATGGTACACACCGCCGAGTATTCGAACGGAATAAGAAGAAGATATTTGCAACACAAACAGTGTGTGGGATATGCGGAAGACCAGTCGACTTTACACTGGACTACCTTCATCCTATGGCTCCATGTATTGACCATATCATTCCGATAGCGAAGGGAGGACATCCGTCTGACCTTGACAACTTACAGCTGGCACACAGGATGTGTAACAGACAGAAATCAGACAAACTGATAGAGATAACATTTAATGATATGACAACAGAGGGAACGGTGAATAACAGAGATTTACCACAGTCAGCAGACTGGAGGACGTTTTAAGGGGGCATGACTACCGTGCCGCGTGCATGCTCTGGACTTCGGCCGTGACTGTGACAATTTCTCGCTAAAAATAAGGAGACTCAAATGAGTGAACTGTATGGAATCGAATATCTGCGAAACAAACTGTCGCTAAGACAGACCAGAGTTCGACTCAGATATAAATACTATGAGATGAAGGACTATAGACCGAATAACGTGGAGCTGATGCCCGCAAGGCTGAGATTTCAGTATGTAAGCACGTGTGGATGGTGTGCAAAGGCAGTCGATTCACTTGCAGATAGGCTTTGCTTCAGAGGCTTCGATAATGACACAGCTGCCATATCGGATATATTCAGGCTGAATAATGCCGATACGTTCTTTGATTCGGCTATTCTGTCAGCTCTGATAAGCTCGTGTGCCTTCGTTTATATCTCAAAGGATGACGAAGGATATCCAAGACTCCAAGTCATAGATGGTTACAATGCAACAGGGGTGCTTGACGAGACAACAGGAATGCTGAAGGAAGGATATGCAGTACTTGAGAGAGATAAGCATCAGAAACCTGTTATCGAAGCATACTTTGCTCCGGGATATACAACCTTTTACGATAAGCGTACAGAGAATGAGTGGACAATTACATATCCGTCCAGATACCCGATGCTCGTGCCGATTATATATCGCCCTGATGCCAGGAGACCCTTCGGGCACTCCAGGATAAGCAGAACGTGCATGTATCTGCAGCGGTATGCAAAGAGAACACTTGAGAGGTCGGAGATATCTGCCGACTTCTATTCATTTCCACAGAAATATGTTCTCGGACTGTCAGACTCAGCCGACCATCTCGATTCATGGAAGGCAACTATGACATCGTTCCTGAGGTTTGATAAGGATGAGGACGGAGACAAACCTACGGTTGGCAGTTTCAACACTAACTCAATGACTCCGTACAATGAGCAGCTGAAGATGGCTGCAGGGATGTTTGCAGGAGAAACAGGGCTTACACTTGATGACCTCGGATTTAGTACAGGTAATCCGGCAAGTGCCGAGGCTATCAAAGCATCACATGAGAGCCTGAGGCTCACAGCCAGGAAAGCACAGAGAACATTCGGCAGCGGATTCATAAATGTCGGACTTATAGCGGCAAGCCTGAGGGATGACTTCCCTTACAGACGTGATCTGATAGCAGACACAGTTGCTATGTGGGAGCCGATATTCGAGCCGGATGCGGCTATGCTCTCGAGTATCGGAGACGGAGCTATAAAGATAAATCAGGCAATACCGGGATTCTTTGATAAGGATACCCTCAGAAACCTGACCGGAATAGACGGAGGAGAAGATGTCGGAGGATATAGCACCGGAGCTTCTGGAGAAGCTTCAGGAGGAGTTCCGGAGACAATATAATAATAGTGCCAAGATTAAGAATCTCACCGCGCGGATAAATAAAGGTGGTACCTACGAGGATGCAGAGAAGTATTCACAAGCAGTCGGTGCACTCCTTAAAGTCATATTCTTAAGTTTGAGTGGTGATGAACTCCCTGACGGCATGATGTATTGGAATATAGCGACGAGAGTCATACTGCCGATACTTGAGCAGTCTTATGGACTGTCGGCTACTGCATGTGAGACTGTGCAGAATCATCTGAATGCAGAGGCAGGTATATCACTCAAGGCGGTGGTACCTGAATTTGAGGATGATGCCGCAGAAGGCATCATGAATCTTGTCGCATCAGATAAGTATGAGAAGGTAAAGAGCCGGTTTGCAACGGCATCTGAGACCATGATAGCAAAAGTCGCTGATAGGTCTGTAAAAGAGAATGCTGATTATCAATATAATTCAGGCATGAGTCCTAAGATACAACGTATCCCTGTTGGTGGATGCTGTGAGTGGTGTCAGAAGCTCGGAGGTACGTATGAATACGAGGATGTCAAGAATACCGGCAACATGGTCTTCCGAAGACATGCTAACTGTGGTTGCCTCGTGGTATATGTGCCTGTAAGCGGAAAGAAACAGGATGTACATAGTATTAGAGAATATGAGAGCAATGACGAAGTCAGGGCAGAGATGCAGAGGAGAGAGGCTCAAAGCAAGGAAGAACGGAAGGCGGAACGTGAACGGCTCGCTGAGATACAAAAGGAACGAAGCCGTCTAATCAAGAATGCTAATGCAAGAAGGCGGTATCATGAGAAGAAGGGCATGTCTGCTGAGGAGATTCAGGAGAAGTATGGGCAAAGACAAGCTACTAGGAAAATACAAAAGAAAGGTGAATCATCAAATAGAGATATTGAAGGCAGTTCAAAAGATGATATAATTAAAAAAATCAAAGAAGATACGAGTATAATTTCAGAACATACTCCGAGTGAATTAAAAGAATTGATTGTTGAATCTGGGTATGATGTTGTTCCACTTAGTAGGGGTAGACATAAGGGGCAATCATTTGAAGATGGTGGTGGTTATAAAACCGTATTTAACGGGAATGAATTGCTTGAGTATCATCCGTCGGGAGGACGGCATAATAACGGAAAAGAGTATTATAAAATCAGTTCATCAGAGAGAGGGGTAATCTGGTATGACGAAAACGGAAATGAAATCGATAGACGAGACAATAGAAAGAAAGATTAGAAGCATAAAAGAAGCGTTATCTCAAAGATTTCAGAAAATAGATATATATGGCGATGAAATTTATGTTTTGGATTCTGGATTTTCGAGACTTTCATATTTGCAAAAGCTTAATTGCGTTGTGATGGAATATGCCGAGTCGGAAGAATATTTAGAAAAAAATATGTTTGAAGACGGCGATTTATATGAGTTAGATATGGAAGTAGATGAAATAGTAGATGGGCTTTGTGTAGAAATGGGAATGTCGAGCAAATAGGTAGTGAATTGGTTGTTGCGAAAACACTGCAGAGGCGATGCTTTTCTTATGAAGAGGATTAAGAAAGAGGATTTTTGAGTGAAATTAGTAAGGAAAAACACATTATCCGTTGATGGCAAGGTGTATATACATGGTCTATATGATAAGCCGAGGGTTTGTCCTTACTGTGGTATAGGCATAGATGCTGTGCCGGTTAAGGCTGAACACTTTCCATATGACACCAACAATGATGCGGTTGTAGTCGTGATGAGATGTACGGACTGTGATAAGAAGTTTATCGTTGTGTATGTCAAAGGACGCTATAACCAGTATGATTTCAAGACGATAATTCCAATCTCTGAGCGTGACGATATGCCGGAGGTGCTTGAGAGGGTAAGTAAGAGATTTGTTGAGATTCACAAGCAAGCATTTCACTCTGAGTCTGTCGGAGATACGATAGTGGCAGCTATAGGATACAGGACAGCTCTGGAGATTCTTATAAAAGACTTTGCTATCAATATACTTGAGAAAGATGAGACTGAGGTAAGGAAATTTAGCCTTGCTGACTCGATAGAGAAGTATATGCCGGCAGAGTATAAAAATGCTGCTGATGTAGTCAGAATCATAGGAAATGACTACACACATTATATAAACAGACACAATGACGTGGATTTTGATACATTCAAGAAATATTATGTCGGTGTGATGAATTACGTATCATTTCAGTATGATATGAAGAATCCACCGGTACATAGGTAAGCACTGCAGATGCGGTGCTTTTTTAGTGGAGGTAGGTATGGCAAGAGAGAAGATTACCGAAGTAAAGATATTGACAAATATCAAGGATGCAACAAAGAAAACTGAATGGAGCAGATAAGAAGAGGAAATCAGAATCCGACAGTAAGCAGAGTACTGCCATACTTAGAGACAGATGGTGAGGAGGCAGTTGATCTCTATAACAAGACCGGTAGGACTGCGCAGGAGTGGCAGGCACAACTTCTATATGACATTCTGGGTAAGAACGGTGACGGACTGTGGACTCATACAAAGTTCGGATGGTCGGTGCCACGTCGTAATGGTAAAAGTGAGGTACTTATAGCAAGATGCCAGCACGGACTGAGGAAGGGAGAGAGAATACTCTACACAGCACACCGAACCACAACCTCACATGCACAGTGGGAGAAGCTGTGTGACCTGTTAGCTCAGTCAGGCTTTAAAGAGGGTGAGGACTATCGAACCATAAAGCAGTTTGGACTTGAACGTATCGAGATGCTGAAGACCAAAGGTAAGATTAACTTCCGTACCAGGTCATCAAAGGGTGGTCTTGGTGAAGGCTATGACCTTCTTATCATAGACGAGGCTCAGGAGTATACAGATGACCAGGAGTCAGCACTCAAGTATGTAGTTACCGATTCCAGAAATCCACAGACACTTATGTGTGGAACTCCTCCTACTCCGGTCAGCTCCGGCACGGTCTTTACGAAGTATCGAAAGGATACGGTGAGTGGCAAGCGTGATAATGCCGGATGGGTCGAGTGGTCGGTGGACAGACAGTCCGACCCTCACGATAAAGAGCTATGGTACCAAACGAATCCGTCACTTGGTACGATATTTACAGAACGCAGCATAAACGATGAGATAAGCGACGATGATATCGATTTCAATATACAGCGTCTCGGACTGTGGATAAGGTACAACCAGAAATCAGCCATCAGCAAGACTGAGTGGATGGCTTTGGCGGTGGAGAAGTTGCCGAAGCTTGAGAAGGATAGATATATCGGCATCAAGTTCGGACATACCGGAGAGAATGCGGCCATGAGCATCGCATCAAAGACGCTCGACGGCTCGATATTTGTGGAGTGTATAGACTGCCGCTCTGTAAGAGATGGTATCGAGTGGATGATACCCTTCCTGAAGAACAAGAACGTCAAGGAAGTGGTGGTAGATGGTGCAAATGGTCAACAGATGCTTATAGACCTTATGAAAGCAAATAAACTGAAAGCGCCAACACTCCCGAAGGTGCTTGAGATAGTGGCAGCATCCTCGATGTTTGAGAGTGCCATATATGCGGCATCGATATGCCACAGGGCACAGCCGGCACTCGTAAATGTTATATCAAACTGCGAACATAGAGCCATTGGTTCAAACGGAGGTTTTGGATACAACTCGATACTGATAGGAGCAGATATAGCACTGCTCGACAGCATAGTGCTTGCACATTGGAAGTGTGCGACAGCAAAGGAAAAGAAAGTACAAAAGATATATTACTGATAATAAGCACCTCACGGTGCTTTTTATAAATTTACCTCACGGCAGGGAAAAGCCGGTATAAGAAAGGAGTAATATGGCAGATTTAGAGAATCCTATTACAACACAGGAAGACCTTGACGCAATCATTTCGGAGAGGCTTAAGCGTAAGGATGAGCAGATGGCAAAGAAGTATGCAGATTATGACGACCTTAGGAAGAGCTCAGAGGAGTCGGCTGCTACGATAGCAGATCTGCAGAAGCAG